ACTGTATATACGTTCCATTATCATTAACGCTGGTGCCAGACCCGTTCAGCACTTTGGGCAAAATCGTACCAGCCGTGTAATCGGAAATGGTGAACTGAACCTTATAGATATTTCCGTTGACGCCAGAAAAGGTTTGGGATAATTCTGAGGTCGTAGACTGAGTACCGTCACATACCGCCGCACCGCCTGTAATCGACCAGCCCGTTCCTTTGGTCCAGCCGGTATCCGCAGCGAAAGCACCATTGGTTACACGATCCGTATCGGCTGCAAACAACTTGGAGGCATCCAATGTTTCATCGTCTGAGAATTGTTCTAACCATAAAACCGTAGAGCCATTAATGGTACGCTCTACCGCTGCAAATAGTTTATTCTCCACGCTGGTTATGCTTTTGAAATCACCTTCAGTGGTCCATAAGCCCCAGCCAGCAAGTTCCTCTGAACGTACCGAGTGAAAAACCGTCATATCGCCATCATTTTTAACAAAGAAGGCGTACTGTTCTGGTCGAGTATCGGTACCCAATATCGCTGCGCTGTCTACTGCTGTGCCTATTAAATGATTAGACCGAAGGGAAATTGCACCGGATGTGTAGGCTTGTTCCGTGTCGCTCCAGACATACTCACGTATGGTTTGCCCAGTGCGCTGCATAAAAAGAGTCGCACCATCGAATTTCACCGGGTTCACCATTTGGGATACGCCATAAGGCGTTTGCTGTATGAATTGTACGTTAGTTGGGGTCAGAGGATTAGCAGGACTTTGCGGCACATAAAGCTCGGCACCGTTGGTAAAGATTTGCAGATTACGGGTCGATACCAAATGACGCACCTCTGCCACACGATCACCCGTTACCGTCACATCAATCGCTTCATCATCTTTAGCCGTGCCGACATCAAAGTTAAAGAATGCGTTGGTCTTGGAACCCCAAAAGCCATCTGGCCGGTCTGTTGACCCACTAAAGAACAAACGCTGGTCGTGAAAACTTACCGCTCTTGGATGCCCGCGCTCACCAGAAAAGGTCTGTTCGTCCCAATCCGTTTCAGCAGATGTACCGGAGAGTGTCTCCCTGACCGTAGCATCGACTTCCGTGGCACTGGTATAGCCGGTAATTTCGGTTTCTTTGTCTTTATAGCGTATAATGGCTCCGACATGATCCGCCGTCCAATGGCTTGCACTGGTAGTAAGCGTAATTGTCCCACTGGTTCCTGACGGCGCTAGAGTTACACTGTCGGCGGCAAACTTGTAATAGGGCTGGTACCTGGGATAACCATCAGAGTGTTCTTCAAAACTAAAGTCCGATAAAGTAAAAGAACTGGCCCCAGTACGCAGTATATACTGAGGCCAGAAGTTTTGGTGGCAGACTATGGTAGTATCGGCAGAAGAAGTCAGGGTCAGAGCGTTAATCTCATCATTAGTCCAAGGTGCGCCTGTCAGCGTCGTCACCAACGTCCCTGATTCATCATATATGGTCAGCTTGGTATTGGAGAAAGCAAAAATATAACTCTGGTTTTCTCCAAACGAAAATTCATGCAAAATACTCGGATTTTCCAACACTGCTCGATAGATCGTGCCGGGGCGACGACGAAAACCGCCCTGCGCGTAAGGCGATATATTTCGTCCGGTTCTCATCCCCTGGAAATAAGACTTCAGATCAGTACGCATACGCATCAAGGGATCAAGCTCACCTGCGGTGAAACTCGTCTGTAAGGTGCGTAAGTTAGAAGCTGGTGTATCAGCCATGTTCAAGGCACCCGGACATCACGAAAACCTCGTATTGATCAGGCTTTTGCGGGCATTAATCCGTTTGGTTGTGCGTTGCTGGGCTTCAACATTGGAAGCCTTCTGATAATAGAACTCAGCGCGGTTTTCATAGTGATCCGCCAGTTCGCCCTTTTGGGCAATAGAACCAGCAAAGACGCCAGCCAGATCGTAAACCAGGGCGCGGATAAAGTAAGGAGGCCAATCAGCAGTCCCGGAGCGGTAGGTATAATCCATCACCACGATGTCGTCTGTAGCGGCATCACAGTAAATCTTGTCTTCGTAAATATCGAATTGAATAGGATTATCCAACACGGTCACAGCGTGGATCGCCAATAGCATTGGATCGGTGGGCTTTTGGTAAGCCGCATCCCAGCGGGCCACTGGCCCACTAGCCAAACGGGAGAGTGCAATCTGACCAGTAGCGAACCGCCAGCGATAGCGGGTCAGGGCCGACGCCACAATCATTTCATAAACGTTGTCGGCTACTGTCGCTTCAGTACTGCCTTCATCAAAGTCACTGATCGGATTGGCACCGATGAGAACCAGGGCTTGCGAAGCAATATCAATATCCGATGTCGCCATTATACACTTACCCAGTTACTTGTTTAGATCATTTCCGTGACATACATGGTGCCACCAGCAGCATTCTGTATGGCAGCTACTTTACTGCTTCCTTCCTTGACCTTGATATATTCAATGGTGTTGGCCGGTAGGAAACTGTCTGTCGCCGCTGCCGTAGGGCTGGCTGCAACAACATAATGACAATCGGTGCTAGAAATCAGGCGTACAACCCGAGTGCCGCTGCCCACTGCGCTGCTGATAGCAGCGGAAGTTTCGGCAACGGTAATGGTCTGTACGGTAGAGGGAGTGAGAGCCGGGACAGAACGCCCCTTCTCGTCAATAGCGGTTTGCGTTCCCATATAACTCTCCTAAAGGAATGGGACGGGTTGCCCCGCCCCGGTATCCTTAGTCGGTATCGGTTTCGGTAACGGCTAAACCGTCACTGACATCGACATCCGAGCCATCGTTGCTCAACACACTGACGAAACTAGTCGTCGGGGTGCTGGTATCACACACGATAATAACATCGCGCACTTGCAACATATTGACGGCATCGCCCGTAAAATAGCTTGCGCTATTAACGTCAGCGATAGCGTCCGTTGTGCTGTAATGCCAGAGGGAAAACCCGTTGGCAGTTGCCAGCAATGAAAGTCCAGAAGCTGCGTAAGCCATGATTAACCTCTCTTACGATTCGTCTATTGAGACTTCGATGATGCCGTTGGCGTCAACCAGAACCGAACCTTGGCTCATTTTATTGACAACCAAATGCGCCTGCTTCCGCCCATCCCAAGTAATGTCCTGGGCGATATCCTTGCCGATACCGTGACCCATAGAGGTCGTGTGGTAGCAGAAGGTTTTGCGAATATTGGTGGCGACATCAAGACCGGAGAAGGTGAAGAACAAGAAGCCCATCCACCGTTTTGCGGTCATTCCATTGAACGGAAGACTATCAGCGCCAACATAGTCGGCACTGGCAAATTCTTCCACATCCAGAAGATCGGTCCAGCCAGCATGGGAAGCAACCCAGAACCGTTGTCCGTCATCCGGCACATCATTACCGCCCAGAGTTTCAAAGGCGCTATATACTTTAGCCTTCGTCAATCCGGTGGAACCATGTGCAATAGTTGAAGTAGTTGTGTCCATTGCCGTAGTGATAAGGCTATCGGTTTTGCGGCCAAGGGCAGCAGCACCAGCCTGTGCGGCAAGGGAGCGTTCCTCGATATTCGTTTTCAGCATATCGAGTTCATCAATATACTCAGCGGCATAATGATCCGTGAGCGTACAATCCACCGTAGTGTGACTGACATTCATAAGGGGAACGTCACCATGGCGGGATTTAGTAGAAGCCGTGCCGGTACCGTATTTCTGGAACCGCACATCTTCGCCTTCGACCTGGACCTTACGCCGGATCGTATTGCGTAGTTTCGTACCAAAACGCTGGTACGCTACATGCACATCAGACTCAAATTGTCTGATAAATGCTGTTGAAATGGAAGTAGACATATCCTGTCTCCTCTTGAGTTAAAACAAAAACACAAAGCTCATTGCTGAACGGGTGTGCCTTCGCTTCCAAGAATGCGGGTATGCCTCAAGAGGGGCCGCTATGGAACGGATGGGGCCGTATCTGCCCCCCCAAAATCCGCTCTATAGCAGAAAATTTCAACGCACAATTAGATTAGATTCTTATCTTCAAGTTCCGCAAGGCGCTGAAAGCCAGCTTCAACGTCTTTTACATAGGCGTCATCGCGTAGCAGCGGGTTCCAATATTTGGGGTCTTCCATCTTGGCACGAAGATCGGCATAGGTCGTACCATCACCTCGACCTGGAATATCCTGGGCGGAAAACGGGGCTTCGCCCATCTTGCTCATTAACTCTTCCATTACGCCAATAGCCTCGGCGCTGGTCATCATGTCGGTCAATCCCGCCATGCCTTCTTCGGAAAGGTTCTGCTGCGCCCACATCTGTACCCGCTCAACACGGGGGGCGGCGTGGTCACCAAGAGCTTCCATTTCACTGTCAAGATCAGGAAGACCGCCAAGTTGAGATGCCATATACATTTCAATGCCGGAATTAAACATATCCTGATCACCGCCAGCCTCATGCACGACATCGCGCCACCAACCCACCATAGGGTCACCATCTTCCCATTGCCATTCCACGCCTTCCGGCATGGATTCAGCGATGCTTTCGGGCATCTCCAGTTTGTAATCAGAGGCACTTTCTGGCCGGTTGGCAAACCGCTCTGTTTCTAATTCACTTCGGATACTGTCTGTTAATTCTGCTTTTTGAGAACGCAGTTTGCCGCCCATTTCATTATAGGACTTGCCCCACGCCTCGTAATTTACTGAGCCAGCATCACCGTCCCAGAATTTTGTCGGAACGCCTGCGGGCATTTCTGCGGCAGTACTCTCGCCGCCTTCGCCGCCAGCTTCCGCACTTGAACCTTCTCCACCATCAGCCATACTAATTCTCCACTTGTTGTCTACTGTAAAGTTCACCCAGTTCGATCCGGGTATTGATAATTCGCATTAGGTCACGCATGCCTTCTTTGTGTCTCAATTCACCGTCTGTGGCACCTGGGCCGTGGACGGCTGAGATAGTGATTGAGCGCAAATAATTCAAAGTATATTCAGCGGCCTCTCCCTTAAAGGTATGGAAGAACGCTTCGTTAATTCGCTGTTCCTGGCCTGGAGTTCTGCTGACGCCATCTGGACCAATAGCCTGCTGCTTTTTCATTATTTCTTTTTTCTGAACCCAGACGTCTTCTGCTTCTTCTGCTTCTTCTGCTTCTTCTGCTTCTCAGCAGGGGGTACCCCATTCACCCAGCCAGCAGCTTTCTGTGCAGCATCCATATTCATCTGGCTCTGTATCACGAACTCTCTTTCTGTCCTTGGCCTACCATCAACCCATCGGCCATAAGGGGCTTTCTGAGTAATATAACGACGCTGCTCATGCCATCGACGCGCGATGCTATTATAATCAGGCATCAGCTGTACTCCCTCCAGAAAAATCTTTGTTGTACAAGAGAAACTTGTTCATCATCTTAACCTCCTAATTCTTTTTTCTTAACCCAGACATCTTTCCACGGCGTATTAAATCGGCTTTAGCGCCGGATCGAACAGCACGAGCGGCATTACCTTCGTTCTCCCAACGTTCTTTCGCTACGTGCTTAACGAAGTCAATAGGCTTATCCTTAAAGGCACCTTGAGCGACCCGGCTGATTATGTTGCCCGAAGAAATCCGTGCCGTCTCATCATGGTCAGTCTCCCCCGTTTTACGGTTCTTGACTTCGATAGGTAGCTCTTCATTCCCCGGGAACCAACTATTCTTCCTGCGGGCTTTATTGTTGAACAACGATTTCGCACCCTTTCGGGGCTTATCACTCTTCTCACCCATCATATGCTCCTAGCTTGTTCGTCATCTTAATCTTCATTTCTTTTTTCTTGCCGCTGGGCCACTCCTGAATTTTCGCGGGTTCGCCAGGAAGCGTTTAAGTTGAGATTTACCAACGGCGCGTTCGGCATCGCTGTTCTCCCGGGACTTACGTCTCCAATTGTAGTTGAGGCTGAACAACGATGGGGGGTACGATAAAGTATGTGTCCCGGACATCTGAACGTAGTTAAAGATGCTCGGCATCTCCGCGCCTTTTATAGTGTCACCCTTTCGGGGCTTATAACTCTTCTTTGGTTTGTCCATCTTAACCTCCTAAGATATTTCTTGGTTTGTCCATCTTAACCTCCTAAGATATTTCCCTGTGCAGCGTTCTGAGCCTGGGATACCTGTTCCGTTTGGGCAATCGCCTGGGCCATTTCTTCCCGCTCTGCATCATTACGCAATAGCTTGTCTGGCACCCCAATCTCTGCACCGACATAAGCGCCAGCTTCTTCCGCCTTCAAAACAAGAGCGGTAATCTGGGGGCCGAACATGCCGTTCATAATTTCACCCAACCGCGCTACACGGGCCACATTCTCAGAATGCTGCGCCTGTGCCAGCGGCGAGGAATTAACAACTTTGACTTCTCTGCCGTTCACCAGGGGGATGCTGATACGTCCCTGCTTCTTGAGTAAATAAACAACACGACGAAGAAGAGGCGTGACCAACTCGGTATGTAAGCGGCCATACGCCGAACCAATGGTACGCGCCAAATCAGCCATCCGTTCATGCACTTCGGTAGCTGACATGGGCGTACCTTCTGGCGCACCTAGCGACTCGTTGAACAATGCTTTTTTCAGAGTATGCCGCATGTCTTCCAGAATAAGATTCGCCACATCAAAATTCCCCGGTGCCTGCAAAGGCTCCAGGCCGGTAGTTCCCGGCGCACGGGGAATGATCGTTCCAGGAACAAGCTCAATGGTATCGGGATTGATAACGCCGTCATCGTCGCCCTGCCAAATACCGGAAATAGCCAGTTCGGCATTTTGCAACACCATCTCAACCACCATATTCAAGGTCTTCACATCAGCGAGAGAATTAAATAACGGACCTCTGCCGTAATTTTCACCAGCCGCTTTGGACCAGCGGTAGGTTACAAGGGGATTGGCACCGTCGCCGGAGAACTCCGCATCGAACAATTCCGCTTCCGGCTCCAGAGAAAGAACATAGAATTTGTATTTCTCTGATTGCTTATATTCCCAATCCCGCTTGACGCACTCTATGATCTTAAACGTCTTCTCCGCATTGTCCTTGGCAGCACGACTCATTTCCGCCGGGATTTTAGCCTTCGGCCAAGTCAGCTTGATATTACGCACCGTCATTTCACGGGAACGCCATGTTGGGTCTATTGCAGAAAACGGGCCGGTCCCAAGCACTAGCTGAGTTTGCGGGATAGACGTAAACTTGACAGGGTGTATTTCATCTCCCTCTTCAATCAGTAGTCCTGCTGTACCTACGGAAAGGTCTACATAGCCTTCATGCAGTTCCTGATCCAGATTGCTGTTTTGAAGAACTTCCCACACATAAATACCAATCTCCTCCAATTGGCGGTCTACCTGGGAACGCTGCTCCTTTGGGATTTCCGTACCGGCGGCAAAACTGAACCATTTGGCGAAAGGCGGCGTAAGCCCCGCCTGCATGCGGGAGGCAAATTCCTGGACGGCATGCACGGCAGTCGAGTCAAATATCTTGTCGGTATTTTTTTGCCCAGCCACCGACAGATAAAAGCCGGTGCGATTGGGCAAGGCATAGTCATAGCAGTCCTGCCACGCTTCGACCCAGCCATCACGAGTCGCGCTATGTTGCTTAAAAAGTTTCAGTAATTCTTTGCAACGTTCGTCGGCCATTAGGCTAAAGACTTTTTCTTTTTCTCGATTTCTTCAAAACCGGAACCAGCATTATTTTCTGCAAACAAGCTCCTGCGCCCACGCTTATTACGTTTTAGCTGCGCGGCTTCCTCCGCTTTTTTGGCGTCGGACTCCTTCAATCTCTTTGCTTCTGCTGCTCTCACTGCCGCCAACTGCTTGGCGATTTGGGGGTCCACCGTAGGTTGTTTTGGTTTCCCGCCAAAAACACTACTTACTACAC